GCTGTCTCATTAATTAAGACACTAAATGTAACTAAGGTAGAAACTAGGTCGTTGGCAGTAGCAGATTCAATGACGGCAACATCGTACACCGTACCCGATAAAGGTATGGTTGAGTATGGTGCCTCACAGAAAGTTGATATGCCAAACACACCTTTACGCCTTTACAAGTTCTTGCTCTGCAAACCAACGCTCTTGCGCGTTACCGTTAGCGTCAACCCAGCTCAGTAAATACCAAAAATTACCATCTTCATCCATGCGCAGCTTTTCAACCGGCCCTTGAGGAACGACAGCAATAATCTTAACTTCCTCGCCTTTTATAAACTTGGTAGCCATGTCTATTCCTTACGCTGCGTCAAGCGAGAATGTGTAGGTCAAATTCAGCGTATCACCACTCACCACAGCACGATCACCGGGAGCAGCAAAGTCAGATGCGGAGAACAAGATACCTGTGGTACCGCCCTTGGTGTTGCTGCTCGTTAGAAACGCACCGCCAACCGTAGTCGTAGCGTTCATGCTAAACACAGCCACAGATGCCGAGTTTGTAATCACAGAAGGATCAGCAGTCGTTGCCGCAGCAAACACAGCCTGTGGGCGCGTAGCCTGTGAGTAGTCAGTAACCTCAGTCCAGCCAGCGTGAGACGCCATTGTGTCAGCAGCAACAGGGTTGTTCGATGCAGCAGCACCATAAATTCCGAGGTACCAAGCGGCTGTGTATGCAGAACCAGTAAAGTACTTGTCGTTCATGTCTTTAAGACCGACGTTGACAATTAGGTTATGGCTTGAGGCTTCCCACTTAAGTTTGCCATCAGCACCAATACACTGGATGGTGTAGACACCACCGCCACGAGCGCATTCAGATGCACCGCTATTCTGATTAACCGAAGCACTCACAACTTCTCCGGCTTTTGCTTTAACTTGTAACATTTAAAACTCCTTAATTAATGCGAATAATCGCCGAAGTATTGGTTGCTGCGGGAAACTGAACTGTAAATGTTGAGGTCGATGTACGATCAGCACCAAAATCCAGTACACACACCGCACCGTTGTCACCGGCTTTGTAAATCAATGCACCACGGGCTGTGAATGCAGCATTCCATGAGACGTTTGTAAACGAAGCATAAGACGTACCGTCTAAAGCACCAACAGAAGGAGTAAGCAATAAGCCACCCGCTATATAGCCAGACGCTACAACCTCACCAGTCGTTGTGTAGGCAGTAGTATTTTGGTCAAGAGTTGCCGCATTGGTGTACAACGCAATGTAGAACGTGCCGGAGGTGAAGTTAAAACCGCCATTGAGCAGCCCCGTCTTAAACACATTGCAAGAAAAATTGCCCGTAAACGCCATTTATTTCACCGGATAACGGGCTTGCCCGTTCCTATATGCGTCACCACGCTCTTTGCCATCGCCAAGCTGCTTGAGCAAGATCATACCCTCTTGGTATTTCTGCTCGTAATTAGCAACCACATCAGGCTCTTGACGCTGAAAAATACAAGCCTCGCGCATCGCACCATACAGCAACACGGTGTCAAAGTTGTCGCCCAACCAAGTCGTACCCGCAGTCACAATTGACTCTGGGTAGAAGAAGTAATGAAGCTCAACAGGGTAAACCGCATTGGGCATTGGGCCAAGAATTAACGACAGCTCGTTTGTCAATGCAGGAGGATTCCCGTCAGTCGTTGTAGGGCCAAAAATAGCGTAGTACTTAGGCAGACCAACATCGCTTGCAGATGGGTACGCCTGACGAATAAAGTTTACGTCCTTGTTTAACAAGTACTCGTAGTCGCCGTTGGCTTTAACCACTGCCACTGAATACGCCGACAAAAAATCTGAAGGTGTGGACAAATACTTGTTGCTAGGTGTTGTTGACCCAATGACGTTCTTACGCAGGTACGCGAGCTGAACAGAGTTGTAAATACGCTGTTCCGCATTCTGGACAAAGACAGGAATATTATCGACGAACAGCGGTTCATCGCTTTCCGAATAAGCCTGAATAGCAGCGGAGAGTTCAGCGTAGTTCATCTTTAACCCATTGGCCCACGAGCCATTGTGCCCTTCGTCGCACAGCCATTGCCACGAGTCTTAATGCCGGTAGTCTTGACATCATTTGCTCCGGGGTCGCCTGCGCTTACGCGCTGGGTTGCTGTCTTCTTGTTGAGCTGATTAGCTTTCAAGAGGTTTGGGTCAGTCATTTTTGTAGCCATATTAGCCTCCCTGATTGGCAACTTTAGCCAAGCCACGACCGACGGCTTTCATTTTTTCAGATGTTACACCAGCGGACTTCTTACCGCCGTGCATCATGCCAACTGTTGGGCCGCTGTTACCGAGATTCTTACCCTCGGTCTTGCCTTTCTTTGCTACGCCATCTGCGCCACGTTTGTACATACTGTACTCCTCAAGTAACGGCGACCGTAACGGTGCCAAGGGTGATGCTTAATTGTAAGTCATTCGGTGTTATTCCACCATCTCTTGAACCGCCCACTGGATACCAACCCCACTGAAAGATCCGGCTACCGCCAGACAAGTCACCGTTTGAGTCAACCCCGGAAGTAATATACGTCGTATCTGGTCTTGGGTTACGAACTGCCTGCGGATCTTCTACCGGATACATACCTAACTGCAACTGTGGGTGGTCTGGATCCCAACATGTCGGACAAACGCGAACATTGTATGGCTTTGTCTTAACTACCTCTGTCTTAAGAACCTTGAGCTTAAACCTAAAACCGCAGCGATCGCACTGCGCAATAGCATTTTTGCCAGAAGAGAAACGATTAGACACGCTCTCTCCTTAAGTAATAAACATGCGTCGCGGAACGAACCGAATAGCGGCTTTATCGCGATCTTCCGTTGCGGCTAACTCCCACGACTCATCGTACTGCTCTTTAAGAACTGGAAGGCGCGCTTCCGCACCGGGTACTTTTAGCGCGAGGTAGTATGACAACCCTGCGGTTAAACAAGGCAACAGGCGAAAAGGGATGTCGAATGTGCTCGTACCGTTGCCGGCATCATGAATACGACGCAGGCGCCAGTAAACAAACGTATAGGGCTGCGAACCATCTGGGGTAGGCCAAACTACTATCTTCGGGGCATCCACGCCTGTAGACGCGTTTGTGCCGTTTGGCCCCGGTGCCTGATATGTAGCTCCGGACTGGCGGTTAATCCACACCTGAATCGGTCTGGCTTGCTGTAACTTGTTAGGGATTGTGGCGTACGTAGACACAGAGATACGTGTTATGGTGAGATCAGCTTGGTTGTTCTGCTGTCCTGACTGCGTACGAATAACATGTTCAATTAAGTCAACGGTGTCGACGGGCAGGTCGTATGTGTTCTGCCCCTGCACAAGAGAGATCTGTCCTTCTTCAACAGTCCACAGATTAATGCCCCGGTTTGCCCAATCTGCAAACAAAAGGTTCATTGACCGGCGCGCTGTGCGCAGATCGTATCCGGTGCGAAGTTCCGACCCGCAACGCTCAAAAGCCTCTTCGATTATTTCGGAGAGGTCAAGATTGAATGCAGCGGTGTTGGTAACGGTCATTATCTATATCCTGCTGTTTTCTTTGCAATACGTTTTGGCTGTGCCACGAACTGCCTGCCTGCCGACTTCCCTGCGCGTTTAGCCTTGGTTGTGGCTGCATACTCCGCAGGGCTTAATGCCTTTATAGCCTTTTCTGGCAAGTACCGCTTCCCCGTCTCCGAAGATTTCTTGCCTGACTTGGTACGCCACTTCTGGTCTCCCCAGTCTTTCAAAGATTTTTGCGGTGCTTTCAATCTTTATATCCCCCGCCAGCAGCTTTATATTTCTTTGCTACTAGCTGCGCTTTACGGGCTGACCATTGGCCTGCTCCTGTGCCGTGCGTAGCTGCGGCTTTAACTTGGGACACAATCCTCTTGCGCAATTCAGGCTTAGTGTAGTTTCCAGCGGCATTTACCTTGCCCCCTTCAGCATACATCGTAAACTCGTCACCGTCTTTGCGACGAGCCTTTTTACCCCCGGGCATCTTTGAGGGCATAATCGCACCCATACCACGAGAGGCTCTCATTAGATCATCCGTCCTTTTGTTTTGCCTTTTACAGCACAACCATCAGCACGACGTGAAGCGGAAGACACCGAACCGCCTTTAGCCATTTTAACAGCCCCGCCCTTGCGCCCACCAATAGGCTCAGCAAAACTTGAAGGGGTAGTACCTACACGCCCGCTACCAAGTTTCTTTACCAAGTCACCAATAGCGTCGTTCGATGTACGTTTGCTGGGTTTGCTTTCAACTTCGGGTGCTGTCTCTTTAATCTTCTTGCGGTCGGCAACGGGGAAAGCTTTAGCTTCTGGGTTTTTGCTGTAATCACGATACTGGTCAACGATGCTCGGGCTATCGTACTTTTCCGAAGCCATACGCGAACGCATAGCCGCGTCGCTACCGCCCTTAATCACTTTCCCACGCAGACCAAGATCAACATCGGCCTGAGTTAAACCGGCGTCAATGTCAGCTTGTGTAATCTTTCGCATAACCTTCTCCTAGCACATACCGCCGGATTTCATAGCGATCATTTTGCCTTTGGTTTTGCCTTTAGTAGCGCATCCGTCAGCACGACTAGAAGCGGAACCGCCATTAGCCATTTTGGTCATGCCACCACTCTTGGCTGCAAACGCAGGAACCTTCTTGCCGTCTTTCATAACCATAGGCATGCCGCCTTTCTTAAGTTTGGTCATGTCAGTCTTTTTGCCGCCGTGCATTTGTTTGTCATGCATACCAACAGCTTTTTTAACCATTGATTTGTCTTGTTTCATGTCGTTTTTCATAGCACCACCTTCTTTAAAAGTTTGACCTTTGCTGGCCTCGGAATACTCTTTTGCTACTTTAACTGGCACACCAACCTTCTTAGCGAACGCAGGGTTGTGCGCCGCAGCATCCATAAGCTTCTTTTGTTTTAAGCTGGTGGACGGCATATCAACCTCGGAAATATCCGACTACGAAACCCACAGCACCCGTTACGGTCGTTGCAATACTACCAATCCAAATTAATGTTTTCCAGCCGCCTTCAGCTTTATCGAGCTTCTGGTTAATAGCGTCTATCGTAGTCTTCATAGCATTAAGCTCTTGAAGAACTTGATCCATATCAGACTGGATATGTTTGATTTCATTAGCGTGGGTGGCTAACTCACGGGCTGTTTGCACGGGATCTTCCATTTCAACATTTCCATCTTTTCAAACTAGCTGCTTTTCTGGTTGGACGACCTTTCTCGTCTTTCATCGGGCCGGGCATACCGCTCATGCGGGCGCAGAATGACTTCTTGCGTGGGCCACCTTCGGGCTGTGGAGCCTTTAGATTAGACCCAGTTGCAGCGTTGTACTTGGCACGACCTTTGGCAGTTAAACCAGCCCCCTTAGAGACGGGAAGCTTTTCGCCGCGACCGACTGCTAGGGAGGGGTTCTTCTTAGCCATAGAACACCGTGGCAGTTGCGCTAGACAGCGTAACGTGAATGTCCGTACGGCAGAGAATACCTTCACCGGGAACAATAACGTTGACTGTACCAGCCGCCGCAGGAGCCGTATAAGAGAAGACTGTGGTTCCACTAGCACCTCCGTCTTTGATGACGACTGTGCCGCCTGTAGCGAACGCCACAAGCACGCCTTTTAGACGAGCTGACGCTGCGTAGGCAGTGCCTGTAGTGGTGCGCTCGGCTGCTTTTACATCTGTCTGCATAGCCATAATTAGCTCCTACTGTTCTTGCGTTTCTTCTGGCGCTTCTAAGCGATTGATAAGCATTTGATAGGCTGCAATTGTTGCTTTTGATTGAAGGAGGAAAACCTCAGCCTTCCCCGCCTCTTTCTGCAACTCAGCAATCTCTGCTTCCAGAAATTCCTTGGTAATCTGCATTATGTATTCGTTGTAGTCAACATAATGTAGTAAGCAGTACCAGCGCTGTCCACAATCTTCAATGAGTTTGTAGCAGCTCCCTGCGTATTTGCCGTTACCATCGCAGAAGGGACATTAAACAAGTTAGCAACCGTACCTGTTCCGCTATTTGTGAAACGAATGAACGATGCGTTAGTCCAAGTGCCGCCAGACGCAAAATCAGAGTCAGCTTGAATAGCTGCGATTGTGCCGCCGGGGTTTGTAGAGGTGCCGCCCAATGTAGCGCGAAGCGCGTTACCCGCACCAGAAATAGTGCCCGAGCCATTAATTGACAAGCTAACGTGAGCACCGTTAATTGTGCCGCCTGTTGCGCCGCCTGCGCCCGTTACTCGGGTCAAGGCGCGGATTGTTTCACCGGAGCCTGTCGAAGTAAACGTCAAACGGGAGTAATTTAAGCGTGTATCGCCGGTTGTAGCCGAAGATGTTGCGTAGGCGGAGTCAATATTTTGAGCTGTAGTTACAACGATAGGGTCTGTAACTGTGCCCGAAACAAAACCGTTAAGCGATTTTACTGGGCCGCTGAATGTGGTCAATGCCATGATAATTCCTTGTATATGCAGTACTTCGCTCTACTGTCTCTGCATCGTCCGCTGGGGCGGTCAGTAAAGCTGGAGGTTCCCAGATTTCTTTAATAATAACCTATACAACAATAAATGCAAGCAATAAAAAACCCCGCTTTTTGGGCGGGGCTAAAAAATCAAGGGCGGTTCTTAGGGTACTCGTTTAAGCACAACGACCTTTAGCTGTGCGCCCCTTGATTTTTACTTAGGCACCGGCAGAGCCGAACATGCCGAGGGGATCAGACCAGCCAAACGAATAACGCTCGCGAGCCTTGTAACGGACGTTACCTGTGTCGAAGTCCCCGTCCATACCTGTACTCATAGGTGAACGAACGAAGTGCTTCAAACCGTTAGGCACGTCAGTTGTCAAGAACCAAGCATTGGTGTCGGTCAAGAAGTGGTTAATTGCGTAACCTTCTGGAATCGAACCGTTGTTCTCGATTGCGTTGATGTCGTTGTCAGCTGTACCAACACGCAGTTTTGTTTCGAGCAAACGAGTTGCAACGAACTGAAGTGCGGGAGGGATAATCAACTTACGGGGGCGAGCGGAGATCAACAGACCACGTTCGTCAGTCCATGCAGCGATTTGAATAACGGCATTCTCAAGAGAAGTTTCGTTCAAATCAGCAGGTGTGCTGGGAATGTTGCTGTTTGTGCCACCACCAACCAGAGGGTGAGCATTGCTGAAAAGAGCAACGCCGTCGCCACCAACATAGCTGGCGCTAAAACCGTTGTTCAACACAGCAGCAGCTTTAACCTGCTTGGTGTAGGACATAGCACGAGCCAAACCTTTTGTGTAACGAGCAGACAAGCTGTCGTACAGGTTATCTTCGACTGCTTCTTCTGTAATAGAGAAGCCAAGTGCAATCGTCTCGTGTGTGTAACGAGCTGTGAAAGCTTCCTGTGCGTTGTCGTATGCGATTGCAGAACCTTCGTTCTTAACAGGCGCAGCTGAGAAGCCAGACAGCTTTGTTTCTTCTTCAAAAGAACGCTCGGAGGTCTCTGTTTCATAGATCTCTTTGTGCTCTTCGCCGTAACGCTTGTATTCCAAACCGAACAAAGCGTTCAAACCGGGGAGAAGTTCTTTAAGTAGTTGTGCGCGTGAAATAGCCATTTATGTGCTCCTTAAACGCCAACGGCGGTTTCATAAGCATGCATACCGAAGTTGAACTTTACGATCACTTCAGGATACAAGGTGTTGCCGCCAGAGATATAGGCGGTATCAGGCACAACATCAACGATGCGGATAGTCAGCGTAGCTGTATCAGCGGTCGAATCAAGAAGTGCAACTTGTGAATTACCGGCATTGGTAATAGTGGTGTTGTTTACGATTGTGGCGTTGTTGCCAACAGACGTATATTGAACACCAGTCACAACAGTCGTGCCAGAAACCACAGCGACTTGGAACAATGCATCTGGATCATCACAGACATAAGCTGTAATGTAGCCGGAAGTCACTGTTGTGCCGCCAACAAAGTTTTGCTGGAATTGCAGTTGACCGGTACTTGGGTTTTTGTTTTGATATGAATTTATTAGTGTAGGGAATGAGTGTGTGTTTTT